ATTCAATTCATTAACAGCTGCATCCATAGCTTGGATGTCATTAACACTATTACCAGTGTTGACCTTAAGTGAGAATACTACTGATTTTTCTGCCATTAGTCTAGGGGTGTTGGTGTTATTGGTGGTACGTATTCACTCAATGGAATTTCTAATAAATATGCATATTCAGTTGGTGCAATATCAACTTCATCTGAACTGCTCAAAAATAAGAAATATACTTCATTAATATCTTGCACAAAGTTAAAGAATGTATCTGAGTCAAAGAATACACCTTGTAGACTTTCCGCTGTTTCTGTTGTTACTATTCTACCTTCTATCATACTTGTCTGCCTAAACTTGTTTGAAATGCTTGAACCGCTGTGTAAAAGTTAGCTGCTTCTGTATCTGTTAAACCGTCACCAATTGATGCAAATGCACATTGTTTTGTTGAATAAAACGCAGGGTTGTTTGCGGTTATGAAATTGTTCAAGGCTAAAATAAAAACGCTTGGTAAATTAGTGGTAATATTAGTTCCATTAGTCGTTGCCGTTGCTAATACAGTGCCGTTTCTAATTACTTTTAAATCAGTAGCATTAGCTCCTAATCTGTTGTTCATAAATAACCCTTGTGATGATGTTTGACCAGGTGCAAGTGCTATATGTGTTGAAAGTGCTTGTGAGGTATGGCACGCACTTGCAATACCAGTATTTCTTGTTATTGAAAGTGAAAATAGTTGATTTGTATTAGGTGACTTTGCACAACCAACTTCATTATTATTAGTTGCTAAAACTTGCGTTCTACTATAAAAAGAAATATGTGCATCGTATAAAGTAATATTAGGAGCACTTAAAAATGTGTTAGCATATCCAGTTGTTCCATTGCTTACCATTCCATTGCTTGAGTGTGTTACTCCAGTCGAAAAAGTTAATCTAAATGCTACGTCCAAATCTCTTGGGTCTTTTAAGTTAAACTTATGACTTGAAGCACTCCCACCAACTATTGGATAGATAGCTTTGAATTTAGTCCAAATTGAATAACCTTTCAATGCAATTACTAAATTGTTAATAGCATTTGCTTGTATTCCACTAGTAATGTTGGCAGCATTTAAAAAAGCTTGAGCATCAGCATCTGATACTATTGGAACTACAAGTACTTTTGGCATCAAAGAAATTAGGCTCCTGTACATACTCCTACAATATCAAATTTAGTATCTGTACTATTATAAATGCAACCTATGTAAGTAGTGTTATTTGCCACCGTTGTTGTTGGTGCGGTCACTCCTATTTCTCTAAAATTAGTGCCGTATGCTATTGACCTTGCCGTTCCATTATCTTTAATTCTTATAATCAAAGATTGTCCCTCAACAAATGCACCAGTAGGGTTAGCTAGTGCTAAAGCTACTGCTTGAGCTGTGATAGTCACTAAGTCATTGGTGCTTGTAGCTGTAACCGTTGCACTTGAACTAACCGTTTGAACTCTTGGATTTAAGAACGTTTGGTCGCCTGTATTTGTTCCACTTGTATTTCCAATTACAGTTAAGTTTGCATCTGTAACATAACGCTTGTTTAAGCTATCTGTTATATCTGCCGTTGTTGCATCTGCTCCAGCTGTGACCAACCCTTTTGCATCGTAAGTAATTTTGGTCTTTGTTGCTCCCGTAATTGCTGTATTTGATGCCACCTTGTCATTGAATGTAGTCCAATCAGCTGAGCTCAATGCACCTCTATTAGTAGCAGATGCTGTAGGTAGATTAAAGGTATGTGTTGATGTAGCTGAACTGATAGCAAAGTCAGTGCCACTTGTACCTACTGCTAAGTTCTGTACCTGAGCTGTCAATCCATTCAATGCTGTTAAGCCAGTTGAGAATGTAGTTATTATCTGACTAAGATGATTGTCTTCTGTGTGAAGTGTGATTGTTCTACCACTATGAGTGACATAGATTCTCACAGCTAATCTATCAGTCAATGCTAGTGTAGTCTGTGGTACTGCTAATGCTGTTAGATATAAGTCTATTGCTGTGCCTCCAGTGATGCCTTCAGGATTGGTTGAGTTAGATGCTATCAATGTCAATGTAGCACCATCCCATTTGTAGAGCTCTACATAAAATGAAGGTGTGCCACCAGAACTAGATGCACTAAAATAAGTTTCAAAGTTCCAATTTCCAGCTGGTATCTCTAATTGATTAGGATCATTAGCATCTGTAATGAATGACTGAATATATCCATTAGCTGCTATTGTGAAATCTGTGCCAGCTCCTATGACTGGTGTCTTATTTATTTCTTTCATTGCAACACCACCAAATGTACCTTGACTTACTGAGCCATTAAGGTAGTAGCTGACAGATGCACCGCCTCCAGTTGTTGTTGGAAAGTTAGCAAGCTGACCATCACCTCTGATATATTGTGTTGCAACCCCAGCACCAGCAACTGCTAATGTGCCTGATGTTGTTACTGGATTACCAGTCACTGTGAATGCAGAAGGCATAGTCAAGTCAACACTTGTAACTGTACCACTTGTTAAGTCAGCTGTAGTTGCTATTGTGTAGCTACCAGTTGCTTTGTCAGGGAACTCAAGAATAACATCTGAATTTGTTACGTTTGTGTTTTTTAATTGACTTGTAATTCCATCTCCCTGTAATCTTAAACTACCATCGTTATTAATGGAAGCAAAACTATCATTATCAGTATTTTGAGTTACTATAATAGTCTGTCCTATAATTGAACCTTCCCCACTTCCATCAGTAACAATTAAATCGTCTGTAGTTGTATTTCCATTATCAGTAACTTGCTGTAAATCCTGACTACCTCCACTAGCTGCATCAATTATATCTTGACCTGTAACTCTCTTACTTACATAAATGGCTCCTGATACTTCTGCTATCTCTAGCAAATCTGTTGGATCAATTGCACTACCTTTTGCTGGTAAATCTGATATTTTTGTTGACATAATTATTCTATAAATCTGATTAATGAATCTTCTGTAATTCTTATAATTCCTTCTTCTGTAATTCTAGTATTAGGATCTATTATTATTGTTTGTTGAATTCCTTCTCCTTTTATTATGCGTAGAAGTTCGACCTTAGTAGATACATTAGATCCACTAAGATAGTCACTAATACTCAACAACCTATATACTACACCATCAATGTTTATTAAGTTTCTAAAATTTAATGAGTTAATATCTTGTGGATTAAGCATTACATAACATGTCAACTTCTTACCATACCTTGATAATAATTCCTTTATGAATGTATCATGATATAGATATAGATTATTGGATGGATAATTATTTGTTACCCAAAATACATAATCAGGAACACCCCAATTGAAGTCAAATGTAGGAGAATCTAAACTATCTAAGTGACCAACATACGGATAAAGAGTATTAAAATAATCAACATTGAACTCATCTCTATGAAACCAGTTACCTGTTCTTAATCCACCTAATTGAACTATAAATGACTTTCCTTTCTTTAACACTATCTCACTTGTACCATTTTCATTAGTCTTTAAATCAAAGGACCTTGGAACAATCAAATCAGTAAATGTACCTGGTGAATCACCTGGTATCTGAACAAGTAACTTCTGAGAGAATGGTAGTAAGAAATCTGTAGAGTTTACTGAGAATTGACTTTGACTCTCAATAAAGAATGATCCATATTGCTTGTTAACATCATTCTGATATCTCTGATTCCAATAGTCAGTATCTTGTGTGAAATTAAATTTATAATTCTTACTTGCGAAATTGATGGTAGGCTCAACCATAATCTCTTTTGACCTATCAATCTTAGATGACCAATCAATAGCATCACCACTTGGATTATAGAATTGACTCAATGGCTCTATCTCTAATACAGTTGCATCTTCTGTTGATGGTTTAACTAATAGATTGAATGCATTAATAAAGGCTTTAAAGAATACATCACAAGTCATGTTAGGAAGGAATGGAGCTAATGTAACTAATCCTCCAGCTGTTAGAGCTTGCTGTTGTTTTAATATATCTAACTCAGCTGTATTGCTTGTTACTTCAAATGTTAGATTATAATTGCTTAAACCACTTCTACTTATAGTAGTGTTGTTGATAACAAATCTTAAGTTAATTCTTATCTCATCATTTATTAATGTAGTTATTTCTCTTGAATAATTAAATGAGAATGATAATGATGTAGAAGTACTAGTTAATGCTCCTTGATATATTAAATCTGATGTTAAGTAAGATCCATTTTTAATTATCTCTAATCTAACTTCATAAGATCCATTGATAATATATGCTCCAGCTCCATTACCTGAAATTAATATATCAACATCATGATCACCATAATAATTGATTTTAAACAATCCATCACTAGCAGATACAAATGATAAAGGAATTGTAGCTTGTGCTTGGTTTAAATTATCTTGAGTAACAGTACAATCATATTGATCTAAGAAATTTCTAACTCCAGTAGACATACTTCCTGTAGGATCTCCTGGCTCTAAGAAATCTTGTAATTGACCATTAAAAATAAAACCATTAGTATTGTTATCTTCTGTAGTGAATAATGAATCATTATTAGCTTGTGAGCTATCAATCAATGGTAGGTCACCACCATCATAAGCAAGTAGTAATTTCTTAAATGTCTGAGTTTCTAAGAAGTTACTATCCCATGTGATACCACAATATTCAAAAGCTTTCTTTAATACTTCATAACAGAATACTTGTGGTGGTATATTCTCAACTGCAAAGGTATCTGCTGATGGCCTTGTATATCCGTAATCTATCAATCCGTAATAATAACCTTCACCAGTCCAACCTTGTGAGTCATAATTACTTGAAGGACTTCCATCTAACTGGATAACTCCATTCCATGTATCTTGTTGATTAGCATAAGTCAATAGATGATCATATTCTGACCAACCTAACTCATTTACTTTTATCTTCTGTAGCCTAGAGATATAATCAATTGTATCACTAACTAAAGTTATGTCAAAGGACCATATTCCATCTAATTGCTTACAGCTCATCAACTGAACTACTCCATTGAACTCAAGCAATCCACTCTGATAGTATTGGCATTCAGCTTTTATACTTGGATCAAAGTCTATCAGTTCTGGTTGGTCTTCAAAGATACTATCAATAGCTGATAGTGTAAACACACTAAGCATTAACTGTACATTGCTTCTTGTACCTGGTAGTGTTATAGTCTTTGATTTATTTCCTTTCCTTGATGATAGGTCCTTAATATCACTGATACTAAAGGTCAAAGGAAATGGAGCATTTTGGTCAATGTCTACCAGTCTACCATTTATGAATAATTCTCCAGCCATTAGTTAAGTTGTGATCTATAAGTATATGTTCTATCTATGGTCACTTGTTCCTGTAGCAATCCATCTCTTCTCCTGGTCTTTAATTGGTAGGTTGAATTTGTAACTTTAACAGGCTCAAATTCTGTTCCATTTGTTTGCTCAAGATAAACTATAGGAGAGTCATATAAAGACTCTACCAACCAATTCTGAACATCTTCTGATATCCAATCTGAATTTAATACTAATTGCTTATTCTTAGTCTTGGCATAATTTACTTTTTGCCCTGAGTATAGTGGATAAGTGTAGCTGTTACCACTCCATACACCTGGATCACGTTGATAAGCAAATGACTGTACAGTTGCTGATTGTGTTGATACTAATCCAAATGTAAATGAATCCCAACATCCAAGCTTATTTAACCAATGCAATCTATAAGGCTCATATCTTTGACATGCTAAATCCATGTAGATAGTTATTGGTCCTACAAATGATACACCTTGTACAGATACAGATATCTCGTATCTATAGCAAGTATCAAAATCAATCTGTGTTATAGTTGTATTATCTATTATAACTTGTGGACCAACATTCAATATGTAAAAATCAGTAGCTGTTAATGTTATAAAATCTGTAGCTATTGTATTGCCAGATATATCTAGTAAATAAATATTAAGATCACATGATGCTACAGCTGTTTGTTCAAAAAATGCTAGATAAAAATTCTCATCCATTCCTACTAATCGTTTAGAAGTTAATGGAAAAAATGTTAAGAATGATGCATCCTGAGTCTGATTAGGATCATAGATTTTATAATTAAAATTTATCCAATCTTCATACTCTAATGATCCATTAAAAGCCTTCAATGTAGTACTAGTATCACTTGCTTGTGTGATTGGTGGATTACCATACTTTTCATAAACTATTATAGCATAACTAACCATTGAATCAGTAGCATCTAATTCTAAGTTAGTAGTAGGTATAGTATTTCTAATATAAGCTTCTACAGCTTGAGATACATCTATCCTTGATAAAGAATTGAACTGTCTGAATACTTGTTGAGTCAACACTAATGTAGAGTCAATGTATAACTCCACAATAAATGAAAAGTTTTCCTGTGCTGTCTGATCACTGCTAAAAGTAAACACCAAAGGATTGCCAGCTGGTGCTATAGCTTGTGGTTCATCATATATTGTTACTGCCATTCTTTAAAAAATTTATTTCAAACATTAATCCAGTCAACTCAGCCAAATCATTTGCAATCTTGTTAAGCACATCATCATTAATGACATTCTCAGTTATTCTCTTAGGTCTTAAACCTCTTTGCTTGATTTTATATGATACTGCATAAGCGTGACTCATATCTAATCCTTTCCATTGACTTATAGCTGTTGCCATGTTATGACTTACACCAGGATAGTTGAATGAAAATCTACTACCATGATTCTTACTACCAACAGCATTAACTCCTTCATCAACAAATGGATAGTAATCATCAGCCTCTAATCTAAATGATAATACTCCAGTTGGTACAGGTATAATTGAAGCTGCTAATGCTCCAGTGTTCTGAGCTACCTTCTTAGTGTAATCTCTGAATTCAGTTGCAAGCTGTGTTGATAAACCTGTTATAAATCTATCATAAGCAGTTTTTGGCTTCTCAGCTTCCTGAGTAGTGATACCAAAGTCCTCAAGAAAATCAAATTCTGCCATTACTTAATATGCGTTTATGTTCGTTCTCATCTACTATTCTAAAGTAGTTAATCCAAAATAATGATGTCACATAAGGCTGTTGTGTAATTTTTCCCACACTGAGTCCCATTTCTTTTGATAGTCTATGTAAGATAGTGGTCCAAGTGAACCATTCTGAATCTTTAATTCCTGATTCATCTGACTCATCTGCATATTCACTCTCACCATCTGTATCCCTAATATAGCGTTCTTCTGCTTTTTTGAGTAGTGCAAAAAAAAACTAAAGAAGTTTAAAAATTCATCACCAGGGAAATGTTCTTTAAACAAATCATATCTTTTATCATTAGGATTAAGCAATCTACCTCTATCATCCTCTTGACAATATTCCATACCTTTCTCAAGGTACATTATTGCTAATGCTTGACATGGATCTTGGCTAATGTCTTCAATCAACTTTAAGTCAATAATCTGTCCAGTAGCAACATGAGAGAAGTTCTTTTCCAACCTGTACTCTTGTCCATTGATACTAATGAATTCTTTTGGCTCAGTATATTGGTAACTACTTAACATCTTAAGCAAGTGATTGGATGCCTCCTGAACACTTGAGATATCAGAGTTCTTAATCTTGTTGATTGACTCACCACTGAATATACTAAGTAACTGACATTGGAAAATTAAAAACTGAGTTATGTCCTCTTCTTTCTGTTCCTTGATAGCATCAGCCATCATTAACCATTTAGTCATTTGCTCTGGGCTACAATCAGCAATGGTTTTTGGTAGTTTAATATCTAGTTGTTTCATACTCTTAATGCCATGTATCTGCCTCGGTTTGTAAACTCTTTCTTACTATGCCATGCTAATGCTGTAGATATAACTCCATCATCATGCAATCCTGATGGTGCAGAATAAGTTACATTCCTTGTGTTTGGATTGTAAATATAGGAATAATTTTCAAGCTCATCTATCAACCATTGTTCATTGATAATTGATATTGACTCCTGTTCAAATGCTACAGCAAGGTCCTCAATAATGATTGGCTTTGTCTTAGAGCTGGTAACAAATGGATGGATTAGATTCTTACACCTGGACTGAAGCATTTCATAGAATACATCACCTTGATTGTTTACCTCCACCAATGTAGTTGCATTATATTGCTTGATGATAGTTGCTACCTTCTCAATGATTTTGCTCCATTCATCATGTCTCCATCTGTGAGCTGATACCATCTGACCATCTTGATTAAGAATAGTTAATACAGTGTAGTCATCAGCTCTACCAATATCTAATCCTCCATACATCTTAGCTGTCTTGACTCCAGCTTTAATGCAGTTACTTACATTCTTAAATATACCAGATGCATTATCTATAAACTCAGCCATGTACTCTTGTCTGAATACTATATCAGGTAGTGATCTCTTTCTCTCTTCCAGTTCTCTTGGATCAATCATTGGATTGTCATAAGAAGTGAAATGAAAGTAAGCATACCTATCATCATAGTTAGGTTGCATACATAATCTATGAAAGTGATTCTTACCTTTTGGAGTAGAGATAAATATTATCTTCTTACCTTTCACCAGAACAGTTGCACTCAGTACCTCATCCCAAAGCTCAGGTCTAGTAAATGCCATCTCATCTACTACCATGTAATCAAAGGTATTACCTCTGATATTATCTGGTCTTTCACCTGAGAAGAATTCTATGGTAGATCCGAATCCTGTAATCATTAAGTCTGATCTATTGAATGAAAATAAACCACTTGCTGATGTTGCTCTTTCCATTTCAGAGAATACTTTTTTCCCTTGCTTATAGACTGGAGTTACCCAAGCAATTTTACAACCTTTATCATTGATGGCCCAGTATAACAATTGGTTGATTCCAAGCATGGTCTTGCCAAACTGTCTACCAATATTTAGAGCATAGTATTTCTCATGGCTATGGTTAATAGCATCATGAATTGTTCTCTGATTATCATGTGGTTTATAACCTTTGACTGTACTCATTCAAAGTCAAACTTCTCTACATTTTTAGTCTCAAGTTGTTGTCTATCATGCATGCCAAGTCTATTCTTAGCATAGAAGATTCCTTTACCTTCATTACCAACAATGTCAATGGCTAAGCCTTTAAATAGGTTATCTATTTTTTTAATAGTGTCCGATTTGAGTTTGTCATCAGAGTCCAACCATCTGTAATATGTATCTCTGACAATACTCTGCTCCTTCCTTACAATAGGAATCCAAATTCTAAGGAAATAGTCTATTGTTGGAATATGTCTATCCAATACCATAACAATATCTCCTTTATTAGATATCATTTCTTTTTTGTGGTT